ACCGAAGTTTACCAAGAGGGACTTCCAATGGATCGCAGACCAGTGCAAGGATCACTTCACGTACATAGAGTACGAGGGCGAAGAGCAGAAGTACACGCTGTTTGAGCGTGAGGTACTGGCGTGGATGCATTGGAAGTTTGTGCAAGGATTGAGCAAGGAACTCTCCCGTACGAACGGGATGTACCAACGAGATAAGTTTATCCGAGCAGCAGTACCAGAGGAGTACCGAGATAAGTACTACCTTAACGTAGTCCCCAACCCAGTCAAGCAGGAGGCGTAATGTACGACGAAGAAATGGATGACTTCACACGTGAGTACATACTGAACGAGATGATCCGCCCACTAGCAGGCGGGTACATCATCGGTGGCGGCGTATCAAGCGACGGCTTCCCGATGTTGCGCATCGGATTCATGGATGGTCGTGAGGTATGGGCAACCATCAGCGAGGATGACGAGATGAACGGCGGCGGGCGCATCATGATTGAGGAGGTCAAGCGATGAACTACTCCGAAGCAAAGCGCATACACCAAGACAACGAGGCACGTGAGCATTGGATGGAACTAGACGAGCGAGTAAGGGAAGACCTCATGGATCTCATAGACTGGTATGACGAGCGGCAGATGTGCTGCGAGCCGTACGATTGCATGTGCCATGAGTTATGCTCAATGCAAGACGATGTTGCAAATACGTGCAGCAAGTGCCAAGCAGGGGCTAAACTGCACGAGTCCACGATTGCTGCAACTGGAGCGCAGTACCAGTTCGCTCTAGCCCTGCGAGAGATCGGACAGCGGGACTTGCAAGCATACGAGTTAGAAACAATCAAGATGCTTGAGGAATCGGGCGACCACGCAGGAGCAGCACGCATGTTCTATGGGGAGGATCAATGAGTCCGATGAGCGAAGACGAAGACTACAAGCCTTGCGATAACTGCGGCGACGAATGGAGTGAAACGATTGAGTGGAGTGGTCGCCCGCTATGCGAGGAGTGCTATAACGAGTGGAGTTGTGGTTGCAACCTATGCATAAGAGCAGCAGCAAAGGAGGATCTATGAGCGCACACGCTAAGGTGTACATCAACATCCAGCACACAGGGATCACATCGCTAAACAACTGGATGCCCGATGCGGTCAAGGCAGTAGAGGAGTGGCTCTTCTCGCATGGGTTTAACGTGAACGCAACGGGAGAAGGGCAGCAGCAAGACGGCAAGTGGAAAGCACGAGAGTACCATTGGATTGAGGTAGAGAGTACGTCGTGTTCGTACGATGTGTTTGACGAAACCTATGTGAAGGAAGTTCTTACTCAATGGGCAATGAAGTACATGGGCTTGGCGTTTGAGTACTCAGCGTACAACCTTGACGTAGAGCCAGACATCTACATTGCTGTAGGAGGAGCGATAGAAGTATGAAGATCAACAGCATTACCCTTACGAACCAAGACGCTGCCGACATTGTGCATTGCGCAGTAGAGGGTGGCACTAACTACTGGGCAGAAGTGAAGGACTACAACTGGAGGGACTGGTACGAAAGCGAGAAGAACCCGCTCGCTGAAACAGATAGATGGGCAGGAGATAAGTTAAGAGATCTTCCTGACGACTATGTGTTCGTATGGATTAGAGAGGACGATGAGCAGGTAGAGCCTGAGCGATTCTCTAATACGTGGATTGCACTAGACAAGAAGACACTAGAGAAGGGGGTGATTGCTCTGATTGAGAACATGCCGCATCTCATCCACGGTGTAGATCATCGTGGAGAAGGCGATGTTGAGATGGACTTTGACGCTACGTCATGCGACGTAATCGTACAGTACGCAATCTTTGGGGAGGTTATCTATGGCTGAGGCTCCGATCCCAGTAGGGTATACTTACGAGGGTGTTATGTGGTGCAACTTCTGTACGTTTGAGAACTGGGGAATCAAGGGAAACATCATACAGATTGCGAGGCATCAAGAACTATGGCAGGTTGCCGCAGATGCAACAGACGACGAAGACATGATCCCAAAGGCAATCTATTCTTGGGATGATACCAATCCTCATGGAGAAGTATGCCATGCATGCGAAGATGAGATTGCACCAGCGTGGTGCGAGGCTGCAGATCCTGGAAACGCAGGCAATGGATTCTGCACCGAGTGCCACTTTGAGGGAGCGTCAAGACTGGAGGATCAGTATGAGTAAGATGAGCGACCTAGAGATCCAGTATAGAAACAAAGAAGATGGAGTTCTATTCAAGTGCAAAGAGGCTATGCGAGAAGCGATTAGGCTTGAGTCCGACTACTTCCTTGATGGGTTTACTGAGGAATCGGATCTTATTGCAGAGAATATTGTGGTTCCACTTGGACAGATTTCAAACTACCTAAGAGATAGGGCGAAGAGGAGTGGTCATGACTCATCCGATAACTGACTTCAAAGTTATTCACGACGGCGGATCGGTATCTCTGCTTATCGCTAAGAACGATAGGGCAAGAGAGTTCATCAAAGATAGGGTATCAGAGGAGGCAGTATGGTTTGGTAGCGGACTAGCAGTAGAAACAAAGTATCTGGATGGGGTACTTAGTGATCTCATAGATAATCAGTTTATCATTGAACTTGCTTAGTATTATATAAATATATTAGGAGGAAATATGACGGACAAGAATGATTTGATTAGGTCAGTTGATGATATCATCGTGAACATGAACGACCTTCGCAATGACGTTGAAGACCTTGATGATCACGATCACGATAGGTTCGGATGCTCCGAGTGCGAGGACATGTTTGACACTGGAGTTGAGGAAGGCAAGGAGTCGCACGAACACGATACGTGGTCATGTGTAGACTGCCAAGAAGTCGCTAATGATGGCGTACGTGAAGCCTTTGATAACCTTAGCGTAACTGATCTTATGGACAACGCATGGGATGTTTACGAGAAAGTGCTTCAGGATGGCAAAGAAGAGGGGGCAGAAGAGGAACGGGATACTCAGCGCCAGAAACTTGCAGCATTCTCAACAATGCTTTACAATCTGGCTGACTTCGTAAAGAAGTGGGATGACTTCACTGTTGCAACGTTTGAGCATAACGCTCTGGCTATCCGCAACGTGCTGCACCCAGAACGACAGGAACAGAATAAGGTAGAGGGGGATACCAGTGGTACTGAAGTGGCTTACTGATCAAGAGCAAGAGGCATACGACCGCATCGTATACGGAGAAGAAGATCTCCGACTGATGCGTGCAACAGTAGACGGAGATGACGTGGCGGTCATCGTTGCGTTCAACGACGACGAAGACATCAAGCAAGGCGAAGAGGGATACAACGTAAGCGCAGAACCGCTTGCGATCATCGTCAACAAGGAGATGTTTGATCGGATCACACCGCCAGAGAATCCCATTGAGGCAATGGTTCGGGAGGGTAGAGATCGTGGACACTAGTAGCGACGTAGCATACTTTGCTGGCATAGCCACGGCACTATTAGCAGTAGGAGTTGTTGTCTTATGGATGAACTAAAAGAACGAGTCGTATGGGTACCAGTTATGTATGGCGTTCTTGTACATGGATCTAGCGACAGCGAGGATGCCGAGAACTCAGCACGAGAACTTATCATGGACTTAACCGAAGAGGTATGGGACGAAACGTTTGAAGCAAACGGAAATGTCCTTGACTTCATCGGATTTGAATGGCTTAACGGAATGTTTACCGAAGAGCAAAGAGTATTGGAGGTTACCCGTGACGATGCGGAAGCGGCTCAAGATGGAAGTGGCGAGGCAGGCTGAAGCGTATGCTATTGCAGTTGCTAAGTGCCACATTCATGGTGACGGTGATGATGATTGTCTATGCGGTAGCAGGACAGAGGCGTATGCGTCGCTAGTAGAACTGCTTCGTAGTACCGATGCCAAGATGCCGAAGAGCAACAAGGCTGCGGCAAGACGTAGGCAAACGGCGCGAGAAATCAAACTCACGGTGATGCCTCATTATGTTAATGATGACCTGCTAAAATGCATAGCCCCAGTAATGGAGGAGATGAAGAGGCTGGGACACGAATCTCCAGATGTCATCTTTGATGATGGCTGCTGCGCTGCCCTCTATTGCGAGGATTGCGGTAGGTGGGGGCATGTCGTATCCAACTACGCCATTGACGACGAAGTTGTATTCCCAGGAGAAGAGAAAGGAGGACCAATCCTAACGGACAATTGCTCAGTACCGTACGAAGGTACCCTAGCAGATACCTTCCACGCAATCACAAGGAGGAAAGATGAATAGTAAGACACCGCATCATGCGGAGGCGGAGGATTCAGTCATCGGCGCAATGCTGATAGACAACAGTTGTGTTCCGTCTACGCTAGAGATCCTAGATGCAGAGGACTTCTACTCCAATGCGAATAGGATTGTGTATGGTGCGATGCAACATCTAGCCAAGAACAACATTGCCATTGATGTGGTCACCGTGTCGGAGTACCTTGAGAAGCAAGGCAAACTAGACGAAGCAGGTGGTCGTTCGTGTATCGCCCAGTACGAATCTAAGACACCGACTTCTGCGAATGTAGAGTCGTACGCTTTGATGGTTGAGGAGGCTGCAGTAAGCAGGCGACTCATCAGTACTGCTGCGAAGATTGCGGAGATAGGTTATCAAGGTCTGCCTTCCGACGAGGCGTTGGATAAGGCAGAGTCAGAGATCTATCGGCTATCACGAGCAAGGAGTAACTCATCCTTTGACGACCTAGGCGAACTGCTTGGCAGGTCTTGGAAGTCAATGGAGCGCGCTGCGCTTGGAGAGAACGTAACCATCAAGTCGGGCATCATCCCAATGGACAAGGTGGTTGGGGGTTGGGCTAACTCAGATCTCGTGGTTGTTGCAGCGCGTCCGTCTGTTGGCAAGACGGCACTGGCTGTCAACCTTGCAACCAACGCTGCACTACGTCAGGGCAAGGCGGTCGCCATCTTCTCGCTAGAAATGTCTGGCGAGCAGATTGCCACTCGCATCCTTGCCGACGCAGCGCACGTTGACATCTCCAAGATTCGCAATGGGTCTGGCACCCCAGAAGAAATCAACAAGTTGGCAGAGGCTGCCGACCGTATCAAGGACGCACGTATCTATGTTGACGATGCCTCATCCCTCACGCCGATTGAGATCCGTAGCCGATGCCGCAAGTTGCGGCAGGAGAAAGGGCTGGACATGGTAGTCATTGACTACATCCAGTTGCTATCTGCTGTGCGGCAGCAGAAGGATGCCAACCGAGTGATGGAAACAGCAGAGATCAGCCGTACTCTCAAGCAAATCGCAAGGGAACTCAACGTGCCAGTCATCGCGCTGTCGCAGTTGAGCCGCAACTCAGAGTACCGTGACAGCGGTGAGCCGAGGCTTGCCGACCTCAGGGATAGCGGGAGCATTGAGCAAGATGCCGATGTGGTCATCATGCTATGGAAGCCAAAGGAGCAGAACGACGAGTACTATGATACAGTTAGTGTCAAGGTTGCGAAGAATCGCAACGGACCGACTGGAGATCTAAGCCTGATCTTCAGGAAGTCAACAACATCGTTCACCTCGGGTGAGCAATAGGAGGAACTATGGAACGATCAGCATCCGCACAGTTTGACGCTGTGGTCAGGGCGAAGCAGGAGATCGGTCGTCCGTCCAAGGCGTTCTGGCGTGGCTCCCTTATGGGCGGCTGCCTCAGGGCGCATTGGTACGACAGCACTGGTGTTCCGCCGTCAGAACCATTTGACGACAAGGTGCTTCGTGTCTTTGAGCGAGGACATGCAGTTTCGGAATGGCTTAGCAGTATCTTTGCGAAAGCACCAGGCATCGTTCAGTACGAAACAGAAGTGCCAGTTGGGATTCCAGCATATGACTTTGCTGGAAACGTAGACGCTGTAGTCACATGGGTTGACGGAACACAAGAGGTTTGGGAGTTCAAGTCAACAAAGGCAACTGCATTCAAGTGGATCAAGGATGCCCCAAAACCTGAGCATGCGACACAGGCTGCACTCTATGCCATTGCCATGCAGAAAGCAGACGGCTTTGTACGCCCTGCGCGTGTCATCTACATCAACGCTGATGACTTCTCCATGAAGGAGTACATCGTCACCGATGACGAAAGGGACCGCGCATGGCGTACACTCAAGGTTGCTCGCCACTTCAAAGATAGAAACCGAATACCGCCGCAGTTGCCTATCCCAGAAGGAAAGACAGCGAACAGTATGTATCCGTGTTCATACTGCAGGTATAAGACGGAGTGCCGAGGATGAGTATTATCCTTGCGTTACTTCTTCTGATACCAAACAAGCATTTAGATTTGCCGATCACGGCAAGGCAGAAGGGGGTGGCTACATGGTATGCAACTAACTCTATCCGAGGGAGCGAACCTCCCAAGTACTACTGTGCGGTGGGAGAATACCGACACTACCACAGCAAGCGGCAGTACGTTAGGGTAAGTGGGAACGGAACGGCATTCATCTGCAAGGTGATGGATCATTGCGGGGCTTGCCACAGAGACGGATGGGGAGGGCGAGTCATTGACCTATCCCCATATCTCTTTGAGAAGTTAGCACCACTACATATTGGGGTGGTAAAGGTAACGATAGAGCCATTGGTATACAATGGACCCAGATAGGAGGACAAGTATGTCTAGCAAGATTCATAGTAAGTTGTCGGAAATCCTGAAGGCTGTCGGTTATATTGAGAAGACTGGAACGAATGCCTCTCAGGGGTATAAGTATGTGCAGGCGGCAGCAGTTGCCGACAAGATTCGTGATGAGTTCGCCAAGCGATCCCTCACCATGGTGCCTGCCAATATTGACGTGACCGAATCAGGTCTTACGCCAAGCGGGAAGCAAGCCCTCATTACCCTGCGGGTAACGTGGCAGATTACCGATGGAGAGACTGGCGAGTTCGTCACCTTCCAGTCGGTTGGTTCTGGTTCAGACAGCACAGACAAGGCTGTCTACAAGGCAATGACAGGCGCACTCAAGTACGCCCTGCTGCTAGGGTTCCTCATCCCAACAGGTGATGACCCAGAGAACGAGAAGAGTGGCGACGCGGTAGTCGCTGCGGCTGCAAAGAAGATCTTTGCAGAGGAACCAGAGAAGAAGGCGCAGGCATTTGACCCAAGCGCCATTGATTTCTAGGAGGAAGTATGTCTGATCGTATTGACATTTGGCTGTCGGATAAGAAGCAACCAGTTCGCAAGACCACGAAGAATGGTACTCCAATCTTGGAGTTCTACGGCACGTGGCAGGCTGAGGCGTATGACGCTTGGCTTAGTTCTGGCAAGAGCGGAGCAGCGCCTAGCAGATACGTGTACGTCAACGTCACCGTGTTTGACGCTGGCTTGATGGATCACGTAGAGAAGGTATACGCCAAGGCTATGTCCCTTGCGGAGGGCGACCCCCGACCGCATGCGCACCTGATTGGCAAGTGGCGACAGGGTGGAAGCCGCACCGTAGACGGCAAGACCTACGCAGACTTCACCGCCAACGAAGTGTCTCCGCTTATCTTCGGACCACTTAAGAAGGCATCATGATTGAGATCCTAGTATCGCTTGGCGGAGGACTTGCAGTCGGCGCGTTCTTCTCCGTCATTGGTGCTGCCGTACCAGCACCGCCAACAATCGCTGGAGTGGCTGGCATCCTTGGCATAACGCTAGGCTACATCCTAGTCACGGCAATCAAAGGATAATGGACGCACGTAAAGGTCGCCTCAACCGCAAGCGCGGCATCTCCTTTGAAAGGGAGGTTGCCGCTCTTGTGGGAGGAAGGCGAACTGGCATGTACGGAGGCAAAGATGACGTTACAAGCGAACGACTCGTCATCCAATGCAAAGTTGGATCAGCCTTCCCTGAACGAATCTACGATTGGATATCGTCCATCAGACCAGTGGCTAACAGGACAGCCGCTGTTGTTATCGGAGATTCGCCAGGTCCAGGCAATAAGAGACGAATCATTATCGCGATGGAACTCCAGGACTTTCTGGATTATGTGGGAGAAAAAGACAATGGCAGTTAGAAAGGCACAAGTGGAAGACATGTTGCCGCATTGGATGTACGCGTATCGGTACGCGCTCGCGGTCATGAGGGAACAGGCAGGACTCAAGGGAGATGTGGACGGCACCAACCCCTTTGAGATAGAGATCCTGAAGAAGGCTGCGGATGTAGCCCTCTTCATCACAGGAAAGGTGAAGTTCTAATGGCAACTAACGAGGTCAATGTTGAGGACAACCCCAGCCCAATCCGCGTGGTCGTAGAACGGGCTTCCAAGGCGGTTCGGAGGTATAGCCTAGGGTTATGGCTCTCTGCCCTATTGCTCGCCTCTACGAGCCTCCCAGACCCAATTGCGGGGATTGTAGTGGTAGGTCTGGCAGCGACAATGGTAGAATATGAACGATAGCAGGGCAATCTCTGCGCTGGCTGCTTCGGGAGCCGCCGCCTATATTGCCTTGGAAAAAATGAAGGCGTTTGTTGGTGAGGCTAAAACCAACGAGCAATATAGGTTGACCATCATGAAGATGATCAACGAGAACCTAGTGTCCAACGATATCGTTGGGGCGGTTCTACTTGGCGTAGAGGTGGGAGCAGATATTCTGGAGACCCAACTCAATGCCGTAGCGAAGGGGGACTCTAATGTCCAACGCACTGACTAGGCAGATCATCGCAATGAAAGAGGAAGGCAAATCCTATACGCAGATCGGCAAGGTTGTCGGCATGAGTAAGGATGCAGTACAGAAGGTATACAAGAGATACCTTGAAGATGATGGAAGCGCCATCACAGCAACGAAGATTCCAGCGTCGGTCTCGGCAAGCAAGTCCCCTAAGGGATATGTCGGACCGACGATTGCTTTCTACGACATTGAGACAACCTACTCCGCATGGAGCAGGATCCTCTCAGTCTGCATCGTAGACGGCTTCGGAAACCTGGAGGTATTCCGACTGGATGATCCTAGGTACAAGGGTGAATCGTGGACTGACGACTCTGTTCTTGTTCGTGCCGTCAAGGAAAGCCTTGAGGGATACGACATTATCGTGGGCTGGAACAGCAAGTTGTTTGACCTCCCGATTATCAACGCCCGACTCCTTGCTTCTGGGCAGGAGCCGTGCGATCCCTTGATGCACATTGACTTGATGTACAAGGCGACTGGCTCTGCCGTTCGCGTTGGGCGCAAGTCGCTAGATAACGTGTCCAAGTACTTTGGGGTGGAGAACAAGAAGACTCCGCTTGACCCGAGGATCTGGGACAAGGCTGACCATGGAGACAAGGCAGCCTACGATAAAATCATTGAGCATAATATCGCGGACGTGTATGTGACTCGTGATGTGTATGGCAAGTTGAAGCGACTGGTCCGCAACATTCACCGAGGAGGGTGAGCATGGAAGTATTCGTCAACGCTCTAGTAAATGCAGCCGCTCCAGTCCTTGTGACTGTGGCGGTAGCGGGAGGGGCGTGGCTCCTCCGCAATGTGAACAAGTTGGTCAAGGCTAACACCAGCGCCAAGCAGTATGCTACACTTGCAAGCATTGTTACAACCGTGGTTCTTGCGGTTGAGCAGGAGTTCTGGGCAGAAGACGGCGAGGTCAAGAAGAGCATCGCCTATGGTCAGATCGCAGACCTGCTCAAGAAGTACGGAATTAAGTTGGACTTTGACGCAGTAGACGCTGCGATTGAAGCAGCCGTACTCAAGGAGTTCGGTTCAAAGTAGTAACCTGACCCGCTGTGGCTTCCTCCCCACAGCGGGTCCCTTACTTCTGCGCTCCGAGGAGTGCCTGAAGAAGGGCGGCGATACCCGACGCAATACCCGTCGCGATACCAGCCTTCCACTTGTTGGACAGTTCTACTGTCCTGATGTTTGACTTAGCCTGCTCAATCTCTACATGACGAAGGCGCTCGTCAATGCGATCCAGTCGTTCAAGTAGTTCGCTACGGATATCGTTCACATCTGACCTCACTTCCGTAACTGCCTCAAGGATAGCCCTATAGTTCTGTGTTGTCATTATGACCACGGTCCGTCGTACCAGATATCTTCTGGTCTTGTAGGCTCTGTTGGCTCTAACGGGTCTACTGGATTATCTCCGCCAGTCCAGTCCCCTCCTCCGCCACCGCCACGTCCGCGCCCTGGCGTTTCTTCTACTACCGTTGACTCTTCTTCTCCTCCGCGAACGCGACCTCTCCTGCTCTTCTTATTGTCCTTATTCAAGAATTCCTGAGTTATTCTTGGCGAGAACATGAACATAAGGAACTCTGCGCCTGCCGAGTTACCAACCCATCTCTGCCCAACAATGGTTAGATCTTTCTTTATATTAGCACGATTATGTACGATGTACACGGTAATATCGTCACCAACTGCGTAGTTTGCAAATGGAGAAACCGTATTTGGGATCACGTCGCTTGTGATTGTGAATAGACGATCGGGGTGCAAGTTGTACTGAAGTTGGGCAGAGAACTCAATGTCGTTGCGCTCCTCGTTGATGATCTCTATCTGCTCAATCAATCCATACTCGCTGTACAGGGAAGCATCAGCCGTGCCATTGTTGTACAAACTTGTAGTGCTAGAATCAAGGTTTCTGTTGATAACAATAGCCTTTGTTGCCATTGTATTTAGGTTGTCTTGAACCGTAAAGTTCTTGATGTTTACCCCATACTGGAACCACCATGCGGGCTTGACGATATCTGTAACCTTTAGATGGCGGTACTGAAGACCAGTGTTCATCTCGTCAATCTTGTTGGCGGGCTGTCCAATATTTGGATTTTCTAGGATAACCTTGTTGCTTGTTCCAGCCATAAGGATATCTGCAACTGCCGCCAGTGCATCGGCAGCCTTCTCTCCAGCAATCTGAACCTGCTTTGAGGTAGTCGCAGTACTGTATGCGCTATTTACCACGGTGTAGGAAGAGAACGTATCTGCTGGCGTTTCGCCCCATCCCATATTGGCTGTTCGCTTAAGCGGAGTAATAGTTGCCGTATTTGTTTCAAGGATGACGCTTGCCGAATTGAAGGTCGGAGTTCCAGTACCCGCCGAAACTGTAGCCCAGAACGTTGTAGGACTGAGGACGGTTATCGGAAGATTGGAGAAGTTATACGTTGAAACGCCTCCGATATTAGTCACAGTTGCGTTCATGCCAGTTGAGAATCCATGATTAGTCGCAGTTGTATACGTCACCTGACCGCTCGCTGGAGAGTTTCTTGTTGCCGCCGTAATGCTCACCGATGAGAGATATGATGGAACCGTAACGGCATTAGTGCCCTTTGATGTGACCGTCTTGATGTATGAACCAGAAACTGATTGCGTTCCAGATGTAATCGTATTGATTAATACGGAATCTCCAACGAGAAATGTGTGTGCTGTTGCCGTGAACTGTACGTTGCCTGTGGTTACAACACCAGCGGTTGCCCCAGCAAAGGCTGTTGCCGTAGACCTAGTGATAGTGTCGTGAATTGAAGAGATAGTTCCAGTATGGGATGTTCCGCTGGCAATCTTGTCCGCCGACACGACGGTGCGGTTCAGGATACCAAGTTTGTCTACTCCATAGAAGATTACCTCGTGCGGCGTAATCTCCGAATTTGTGACGATCCCTTCTCCAATGACTCTGTAATATCCAACACGATCATCCCACCTGCACGCACGCCAGAATGTTTTTTGCGGTACAACTTTGGAGATTTGCGCATGGTCCGACTGAAGGGTAAAGAAGAACTCCCCTACGCTGTTTACCGTATGGGAAATGCCTATTGCTTTCGCATCAAAGATTACTGCGCATGGGTTCGGATCAAATCCGTTTAGACTTGTAAGCAATGGATAGAACTCAAGTCGGTACTTGTTCCTTGGCGGCGTAACCTGCGTTGATTCAACTGTGGTTGGGACCCAGCCAGTAACCGAAGGAGTCGTAAAGTTTTGCACCGCGCTCCACGCTCCAACCGCATTAGCCAAGTCGTATGCCCTAATCCTCCAATAGTACTTTGCATTCGGCTTGAAGGTGCTTAGCGCAATTGTAGTGTCTAGCGGAATAACAGAATCGTTTACTGTCGTATCAACAGTCTTCTTGCTGAAGGATGCAAACTCTGAAATTTGTAAATCAAATTTAGTTGGAGCATCACCAGTCTGATCGTTATATGTTGCAGAAAACGAGACTGGCGTAGCCGTGGTGAGAACCGAACCGTTTGCAGGAGCCGTTGGAGTTGGTGCGAGCGGTGCAATATTTAAGGTTGACACAATCGTAAGTTGAACATCGCCAGTGCTTCCAGTAGCAAAGTTGGCGCAGTTCACCGTACTTATTTGCGTTGTTGGAATCATAAGCATGAAGCAGAATTCTTCTTCTCCGCTTGCGGCTGGAGACGTGTTTAGTCCAGCGCCAAGCGGCGTATCAATATACGTTGGCGCAATCTTCCTAATAAGTGGCATCACATCAATGCTAACCACCGTATTGTCCGCAATAGTTCCACTCAAAACAACAGATGCAACAGTTGATGTATCATACTGCAGCATCGCGCCAGCCCACGATCTGGTAGTATCCGTAACGGTCATTGCCGCTACTTCCCAGCAATTGCTCCCAGAAGTTGAGGCGGTAAACGTGTTATTAGTTCTATAGACCTGAAGCGTTCTAGTGCCATTGTTTCCGTATACTGGCATACGGTTAGCGGTTGTATCGGTAGGAGTAACCCTTACTGTCGCAGTTTCGTACTTCAAATTTAGAGTAGCGGATGTGAGCGTTTGCTTGTTAACGCTTGTTCCCGTAAATGGAAGTTTAAATACAAGATACGATCTGAAATTATAGACATCGTTACCGCCATCCTTGTCTCCATTCCCATCCATTGATATTCCAACGGGTATAAAGTCAATTCCCTCAGCGGCAACAAGATCGGTTGGATTGAAGGTATCTGCGTATTTCGCCATCCCAGTTGCGCGAGCAGTAAATGAATAGTTTGCAGTTGTGGTGCTAATCGGCATCTAGTACCACATCTCTCGCCAGTTAAATACTACGGTGTACCCAGTTGAGATTAGCGCATCCGTTGTTGCATTTCGGATTTCAACAATGAGTGGATTGCCCCCAGGATAATCCGACTCTGGCTCAACAGTGCCAAACGTTGCACCAGAATCAATTTGAATTAGATTCTGTGCAATGGAAGATGTCTCAACTCCACTTGAAACATTTTTCTCAATCTCGTATACAATCTGGTCTTTAAAGTCTATTAAGATAGATCTAATTACAGACCCGTCTAGCCCGATGGTCTTTGTTTGCTTCAGCGTAATCGGTGTTTCATTTAGCGTTACGACTATCTTTATATCGTCTGTGCGGGATGCGGACTCTGAACTTGAAGAGATCTTCATTGTGGCATCTGCTGGGGCAGCCCCATTGTTTACGATAGATACAACAGTTCCGTTGTATGGAACATTTGCATTTGTTGACAGAGACTGGGCATACTTGTATGGATACTTTAGGAGAAATTCAAGGTTGATTTTTGCCGAATATCCAAGATCACTTGTTCCAGAGGAAAGACCACTCGTTGAGTCCATCTTTGGCATCTTCTTCGGGCGAGCGTAGAAGTAGCATTCCTTCGCGCCAGTAGCAAGGCGCAGGGTAAATCGCAATTGCCTGAAGCCGTTTGTTGACGCAAACCGCTTTGGCATAAATCGCATCATGTCGGTAATCTTCTGCATCTTGTCAAAGAGATCTGCTCGCGTCTCCCCATAGACCGAAAGAACAAGTTGAATTGTTCTGCGCGCAGCATATGCCTCTGCAACATCCAATCCATCGGACGTTGAGCGAGCGTCGGTATATCCAACTGGCTCAATCTCTCCGACCCTAATTCCGTCAACCATATAGCCAGAGAAGGGATTGCTTCCCCCAGCAATATCCTGACGTGAGGTAATCGTGTTGATATTCAGGCTTCCGCCAGAACCGATGTCGTAGTAGATTGGCTGGGTTAGGTCAATCATCCAAGCCTACGCATCTTGCGAAGTCGTCGCTGCTCTTCCCTCCATCGGAGTCTGGCAGTATTAGAGAGAACAGAAAGTTCTGTAATGGTGATGTTCGTAGCGCCAGAAACAACCTGCCACTGCTGGAAGTTTGCCCTGTCTACCATCAGCCGAGTCATTGCCTCAGCAACGGCATAGGCTCGCACACCAACCAACTCCTGGTCGTCACAAGTAGATTCAGTAACGTCGTTTGTCAGAAGGTCATGACGAGCGTATCCGAAGACTCGGATCTTTACTCGCTCATATTCAGATCCAGAAATGGTAACCTTCTCTGTTGGATAGAAGTAGTTTTCTGGCAGAAGGATCTTTCCATTCCACATCTCCCATCCAGTTGACGATCCCTGCCCGTTGTTCGCGTCAATCGTCTCAAACAACTTGGAGTCCTTATCCAATATTTCCACTCTGAATACATTGAAGAAGTGCGTGGTTGGGGTCACCTCTTTGATCTTGCCCCATGCGCCTTCGGTGGTTGTATATGGAAACGTATACGTAATATCTTCACGTCGCTCAAGAGGCGAAAGATCGGAAACAGCATTGATTCCAGCATTGATCAGGTCGTTGATCTCCTGTGCCGACCACGACTTATTATCTGGATCCCGAAGTTCCCTTGAGATTTGCGTTCTTAGGTCTGCTCTGTTTGCCATCTTTCTCCTTACGCTTCAGGGGCAGACCCGCCAGTCTGCCCCATCCGCTACTCAATTATGCGCTGAGAGTTGCGCCCGTCTCAAGACGGAGGTACTTCGCACCAGCGAGGTCAAGCAACTTAGCACCGAAGCGCATCTTGAAGCCTGCAATCGCCATCTGTGCGAGTGGATCACTGTGATCCCCACCAGGGGCAGTGAAGTACGCCTGCAGCGTCTGCGAGTCGCCAACCGTGTACGAGTCGGGACCGAAGAAGTGAGCAGAGTACACGTTCGTTGAGGAAACGCCCGCGCCCGCAAACACCTTGGCGTTTGACGAGACGAGGAAGCGCACGCCAGCAAACTTGCCGATCTCACCAGTGATGAGCGGCGTGTTGTCAACGTACTTGTTTGCCTCAAGCCAGCCGTTAGCAGACGTATCTGAAATCAGATCGTACTCCTGGAACGGGTGGATGATGCAGCGATACGTGCCGTCCGCAAAGGTCGGAACGTTCGCAGCCTTGAGCGCGGCAACCTGCTTCTTGACAAGTTCGCCCGTGATCACGTGCGTCTTGGCAACCGTTGCGCGGCTCGTGGCAGCACCAGCGTACTTAACGTTCGTACCAGCGGCAAGAACGTCGCGGACCACCACGTCCATGGTCTCAGCCGCCTGACGCGCAAGGCGGTCAGATGCGATTGAGATCAGGTCGTGCGGCGAATCCAACTGTGCGAGATCGGTGATAGAGAGCGTCTGACCGTACTGCTTTGCAGAGAACGCGTCGGACGAGATACTCAGCGTCTGCGAAGTCGGCGGAGTACCTTCTGCGAGTTCCGTAACGTTCGCGCCAAGATCAGCGTAGCGAGCGAACCGAATCTGGTTCGTCCCCTTGACAAAGCGACCAGGAACATACGCGTCTGGGTTGGCATGAACCAACCGAGCGCGGAGTTCCGTTTCCGCCTTGGCAAGAACAAGATCCTGGACGAGCGTCTGGAAGTTCGTCGTACCAGTATTTACATAAGCCATAATAGGCTCCTTTACTTAACTATTACATCCCGTAGAACGGGTTGCCCAGTTTGCGAAGTTCCTCTTCAATCTCCTTTACCGTTCGCGGACCGCTACTTGGTGCTGGATCTTTACGAGTATTCACGCTAGGCTTGACTTGCTTCTCATCCGAAGCAGGCGTTCCACGCTCAGCATCCTGAGCCTTCTTGATGCTGGACAGGTATCCCTCAAAGGCTGCGGCTCGCGCATCCTCGGAAAGCCCCGCAGTATCAGCCAAGAACTGCGCGTAGTTAGGATGAGCAGAACGGATTCGCTCCATTCGTGCCTCTTCCTTTGCCTGATTTAACTCGGATTCAAGCGCCGCCAGCCTAGCCTGTGCCTTCTCAAACTCGGACATGTTTGAGTTTTCTTGCTCTGCCTTCCACCGCTTAAGATTCTCGGACTCCGCCTTGATAGCGTCAAGTTCCTTTTTCGCCGCAGTGAGTGCCTGATCCTTACCCGCTAGGCGCTTCTTCCAAGTGGCAACATCCTCTTCCTCATTAGTGACAGGCGCTGGTGCAGCATCAGTAACTGGTGCCGTCGTTGCCTGCGACTCTTCGGAAGTCGTTACGACTTCTTCGCTCATCGGTATCTCCCTTTTACTTATTTAGGAGGATGTCCCCAATGGACTCCGCCATACTTCCAATCATCTCGCCAGCGGTACCAAGGAGACCCCCAGTACCACCGCCAAGATCTGCATCTTTTGATGGGCTAGTAAGTTGTTCAAGTATATCACTTGTTTGACCAGCGAGGCGACCAACGCCGAGAGTGCTAGCAGCAAGTTGCGAGGTACTATACCCAATATCTCCCCACGTTGGTCCCTTCCCTTCTGAAGCCTGCTGGATGATTCGTCGCACTGGCGCACTTGGCGATGCCGAGATTTCTGTTGGCAACCCAGGGATCATTGTATTGACGAGGAAATAAATAAGTGGATTACGCTCGCCATTGTCGCTCATATTCTCACCCTCAACGTATGCCTGCCGAATTTTAAGCATTGCGCTAAATCCAACAAGAGGAGCGTACCTGCCCCAGTCTTCTGGGGAGAACTTGCCAAATGATACCCCCTTAACGATTGCCATGTACGGTGCAAGTACAGCGCCAGCAACGCTCTTAGTTGGACTCATGAACAGCATGCGAGCGTATTCTGGGAGTACCTTGCCAAACATATATGACGTTGGGTATAGTCCAAATACTGGGTGGTTGATACTCTTCTCAAGAAAGCCCCTGTTTGTCGTAAAGTAGTGTGTTCGGTCGGCGTTTGACATTGCGTTTTCAAGACCGTACCCAACCGCGTTGTAGAGCGTTTCTTCTTCGGTTCTTGCCATCCTGATTTTCATCAGGTGATCCTTCATCGTATCAACTGCCGCTGGAGACATTGATCCTCCGCTCATTGCCCTGCTGATTGCGGTTGATACCTGCGGCAACATCTCGCTTCGTCGCTCTGCTACTACAAACAATGCCGCCATCTCCGTTGCAAGGGGCTTGGAAATTCCACTAGAGATCAATACATCCTTGACCATCTTTTTCCTTGCAACGGCGGCTTCAAACTCCTTGCGCATAGCAAATCTTGCCTCGTCCATCTTACTAATTGCTTCGTCAATTGCAGCCTGTCCACGCTTGGAAATCCTATTGCTTGCCGTTAGAGCAACGTCGGTTGCGTCATCAAGAGCGCGCTGCGCTTCTTGAATTGCCCCAAGGGTTTCCTTTGAATACCCAATTGCCGCGGCATCTGCGTGGATAAGCGATAGCGCGCTTCCAACCTTCTTTAGGCGAGATGTCCTCTTATCCGCAAGCGGGTCAGCAATTGCACTTGCGCTATCCTTTCGGAGCCTATCAAGATTCTTGACTGGGGTGTCATCGTACTGCCGTCCAAACCCAATGCCGTAGTGCTTCTGAGATTCCCAGTATGCACGTGCCGTACTCCTGCTTCGGATCAACTGTTGTCGCTCCTTCAAGAACAGCAGGGCTGCGCCCTTCTTGTTTCCGCCAGCCATCATGAGCCACGTCTCATACTGCCTTGGCGCAACCTGTGACATACGAGTAGACAGTTCTTCCGCAAGATCGTCTAGACCTTCTGCAGATACAAACTTTAGATAATCAAGATTCTTTGAGGATCCAGGGTCTCCCTTAAATCCATTCTTAAGAGCCTTGATAAAGCCTTCGTTGTCACCGCCAAATGCAATGATTGCATCCGTTACACTCCCAGAGAAGTATCGGTTTACTGCAGCCATTTCCTGCGCGTACTTAAGTTCAACCCTATCGCTGATCATAGCCTCGGAAATTACTTCCAACGCATCCAGTTTGTATACCTTGCCATCTGGTCCAGTAATGTCGTAGAATCTCTTATTCCCAAAGCGAACCTCGCCGCCTGGGAGGGTAACCTTCCACTCATCAGAGTATCCTCGCATGAGGTTCCACCACTTAGACTCAACGACTTCCTGCATTCCAAATAGTGGGCTATACCTAAATTTGGCTTTAGGATATAGGTCGTCGGCGATATACGTTGCAACTCGCCCAATGGTAGACAGAGCCTTTAGCCGTCCAGTAAACTTCGCCTGAATGCCGACCTTCCCCAAGTCGCCTTCTGCAGCCCAGAACACGAGTTTCCGAAGGGTTCCATCTTTCATCATCTGATCAAGTTGCATTGCCGCCTCAGGGCTTGTCTGGGCAGTTTCGTTAATCACCTTGCTTAGTATTCCAACAGATCCACCGCTAAGTTCGTCATCCATTGCGGTACGAATAGACCCCTTAGTTTTAAATGAGTAATCCGTAAGCGCCCTATGGATTGCAATAATCTGCTTACGAGATAGCGGGATGTTTTTAGAAACTGCAAACTCTTGCATTCTGGATAGCGTATTGGCAACAACCTGCGATGTAAGCCTTTCTCCAGTTAGGAAGTCAATGACATTCCCAACCATGTTCCTATTTCCTAGGCTCACGTCCATTACGTTGTCCGAGATTGGCGCCCATAGGTCAACACCAAACCTCGCAGTATCTTTTGTTACAAGATCGGCGTAGATCCTATTTGGCTTGGTTGCGGCGGTAAGAGGCTCAAAGACGATCTTATACTGACCTCGCTCAACAATCCTCGTAAGTTCTTTCACTTCTGGGATAACTCGCTCTGCGCTCTTAAATGGAGCAAGCGGAACTTGCTTGACGAATGAGTCGGCGCTATACTCGGAAAGGGTATTTAGAAGTGCCTTTACCGCGCCTTCTGGGTTTGATGATACAAGTTTCTGGAATGACCTTGCGTCGTACATTTTCCTAAGATTTGAGAATTGGTATACAGCCTTCATTGCAGCCTGAGCGCGCTCAGCAGCAGGCAACTTTTCGTCCTGAAGAATCTTTAGCAGATCGTTATAATCAACATCTGTCATTGTGTCCTTTGCGGCAATTGAGAACCTGTCAGCCTGATTGATAAGCAGGGTGCGAGTATTTTCTGGCAGTGCCGCAAGAACCCTTGCTCTACTAACTCCAGTGATGCGCTCAAGCAATCCTCTCTTTGCCGCGGCGAATGAATCTGCAACAAAGCCAAGACGCAGAACCTGAGATGAGTACATTCCTTCAGCAAGTTTCCTCAGCAGTTCTTGGCTGCTTACACTGTTACGAGCCTCAGACTCAATTGCATTCCATGCAGCCTTTGCCGCTGACTCGCCAATAAATGGAGAAAGATTCTGAATAAACTCATCTGCCGCAAGCGCAACTCGCTCTGCATCTGTTGCTCCAGCAGCAAGGGTAAACAGGTTCTCCGAAACGTAGACATCTTTCTGAGCAAGAACCTGCCTGCGAATTCCAGTTTCGTCCATTGCGCGCTGTGCGTTTAGAACTCCTAGTGTGCCACGCTGACCAATCTCCTCGTTGATCATCCCAGCGGTATCTCTCCTAAGAATTGCGGCGGAAGCCTGCTGCTCTTTTGCCGCTGGATCCTTTACGCCAATCTCTGCGTGCAAATCCTCCCACTCTTTCCTAATTTCTGGAAGAGTAAAGTCTGCGGTATCTGGACTAAACCCAGTTGCTCGCACAAACTCTTGGAACGTGTTTTCATCATTTACGCCAGACGATTTGGCAAAGATCTTAGCCTTAGCCATCGCTGTGGCACGAGATTCAGCAAACGCCCTGCGCACCACGAGATCAGATGCTGCCGACAGCGTGAGGTTATTCGCACCGATACCAGCAGCGCGAAGTACGGCATCGCTCTTTCCAAAGGTTTCCGCAATTCCAATAATCTTAGAAAGCGTATTGATACCAATGGCTACCGCCGCAATTCCAGCGCCACGCCCAAACATAGCCTGCGCCATACCCTTCTTGATTCCGCCAAGCCGTCGGGAAGATGACGTATACGCTTCTCCAAGAAACTTCCTTCCGACTCCTCCGTTAAGCCACTCAACCTCAGATTTTGTTGCACCGCTTCTTGCAGCGGAATCTGAAATGGTCTTTGCCCCGCTATCGGTCAGTCGCTCTTGAATTGATGCGCTTCTCTTTGCCGTATCGTACCCCTTACCAATACCAGCAGAGATCAAGTTAAATGGATCAAGGAATACGCCAATAAGCAAATCGTGCGCAACGCCACCAGTAACTGCAACGCCGTCGTTTGCCATCTGGTCTGCGACATCGCTGACACTCAGCCCCTGCTCGGTAACCATTCGGATATATTTCGGATCAACCGCCGAATCACCAGTAACAAGAGATCTTTCTAGGCGGCTCTCTGCAATCTCGCCAGTGACGATTTCAAGCGGGGTATTGATTACTTCACCGAGAAGACCGACTGCATTCTTGGTTGCTCCGCCGACAATTCCAGTTCCGCCGCCAAGAAGATCAATTCCGACAACGCCAGGTTTGTCTAGCCCGACTCTTTGGACTGTCCCTTCGGACGAAGTTCCCTGAATAGGGTTCGGATTAAACGGATCTTGTCTCTGTACTAGATTTGCCATTAAATAGGAATCGGTGCTAGGCGAGGAGGCGCACCGCCGCCAGGCGGAGGTGTTGGAACTGGCGGCAATGGCTGATACGGCGGTGGGGCAATAGGCGCTCTATTTGCTGGCGGAGGTGTCGTCGCTGGCGGTGGGGTTCGCACTGCTGGCGGAGGAGCGACTGGAACTGGAGTACCAGCAAGCGGGACATTCCTTAAGAATGTATCCAAATATGCTGATCCGCTTGACGGAATTCCAGTATAAGTCGGACCGCTCACCCTCGGAACAGAACTTGAAAGAGGTTTGCGCTCAGAAGCCCTAAAGTCAATAAGTGCCTTGTTGACCTGAGATGGAGTAAACGTTTCTGGCTTTGGCGCTGGCGGCTTATTATACGCAAACCCGTATCCACTGCTGGTTGGGGCGGGTGTTCCATATCCAGTCGTGTATCCTGGGGGTCGCGTGGTAGTACCGTTTGTTCCGCCTTCTCCTGGGAAATCTGGCATTCCGCCTCCAGACGTATCAAGATTGCCACTGCTTGCGGCAACGATTTCAGCAGCAACATTGCGTGGAATTAGATTTGTAATGTCAACATCTGTGCTGCCCCGTTCCCCATATCCCATTGTCGGGTCATTGGTTGCAGACTTGTCAATAGCAATGATTCGTCCATCTGATCCAACAGAAACATCTCCGCTTACAATAAGATCTTCAATCTCTTTTCGCTGGATTGCATTTGTGTCATCAACAAATGTGTATCCAGCAACCCTTAGCGCTGTATCAAGTTGATCTCCGCCAGTTCCAATGATAGATCTTGGAATATAATCTCCAACTCCTCCACCTTCAAACACGGTATAGATTTCTGGGCTTAGTGGAATAACGTAGTTTCCAGCAGATCCTACTGGACGCAGGAGATCGCTCGGATTTCCGCCCATGAGGGCGATAATCTGATCCGTAACATCTCTGCTAATAAACTGTTCGTTCGTTCCATTTTTCTTTGTAAGCACCCATGTAAGTTCGCCCTCCATACTATAGACTGGCGTAATCCACCCAGCAGTGTATTGCTCAATGCCCTTACTGCTCGTGTTGTCTTCCCATCCAGCCTTCATGAGGCGAACGCGAACGTACGTATCGTTTCGCGAAGAAGGAATTTCCTTTCCTCCAACATCAATGCTTGTATTTGACTTAAGCGTCATGCCAGCGCCGTTTTGCCAAGCAGATGTATCCTCGCCAAGAACAACTTGCGTCCGAACTCCAGCCCAGCCGTCAGTATAGTACTGACCCTGACCGCTATTCCAAAGTGCCACTTCTCGCGCATTCTGCTGAATTGATTGAACAAGAGATCCAGAGCCGCCCATTGCCGTCGGGTTGATAAGGGATCCAAGCCCAGTATTTTCAGTAGTAAGAAGTACCCTGCTGCCATTCTGATCAAGGTATGGATAGTTTCCAGAATATTCGCCAAACGTAAAGTCGTTTGGTCCTGGCTCCTTACCGAATCGGTACATGTCTGCCTCAGTTGAAAGACCCTGAAGAACCCCTGCATCAACCTTACCCTTAAATCTCTCTGAGAGAGCAATGAGGGTATTCCCAAACTCTTTCATAATTCTCTGGCGATCAGACGCACTGATAGATGCGTCGGACAATTTATCTTGCATTTCCCTGTAGGCAATGTCGTAACTATCTTCAAGTTTAACTTCTGGGTTATTCTTTACCATAGTTCCAGTTGACTGCGCCCATCCCTTCAGCGCGTCTTGCCATTCTGCTGGAACAAAGTCGTTTCCAGAAGCCCAATTGCTTAGGGTCTTTGCCGCAGAGTGGGCATCTGCAGACATGTCATAAATCCCCTGCCTTGAGAAATCAATTGTTCTTCCGTTGATCTTTACAGTAGAGCCGCCATTGATATACGCAAACTTGTCAATGATCTCTAGTGCCATGTTAATGGAGTTTTGACCACCGCTAAGAAGTGCAGCAAGACTTGTTTGCCCAAGTTCAGAATCAATCATGGGGTTCTTGCGCATTGCCTTCTCAAGCAAGTCAAACTCACCAAATACCGTCTTGGTGGCTGCGTTGATCCTATCGGTTGCCGCAGCCTTTGCGATATTATCCTTTACGGTTTGCTTATACCCCTGAATCGTTCTGATGCTTTCAAGAATTGACGATGCCTCTGCGCTGCCAGCAAGACCATATTGCGAGTTCTGAAGTGCATCGTATGCATTCTTAAGGATCTCAAGTTGACCATTATACCCATCAAGTTTTTGCTGATCGGTTGTGCGCTTCTGGTTCAGCCAGAAATCAGATGCTTCCTTTACCGCAATCTGGCTAAGTGCGATGTCCCTCATCCCGCCAATGCGCTGCTCCATCTCTGGGTGGGATTGAATAAATCCGTCATACAAACCAATCAGCGTATCTTTGTTTCCGTCAATCGCAAAGTCAATAGTAGTACCGTTGACGACGATCTTTCCGCCATTTTGGAATTGATTCAGTGCGTTTGTCAGAACGTCATCAATTGCTCCAGACAATTCGTTCTGCAGGCTTGTCCTTTCGTCTGGCGTAATTGTTGGGTCAAGAAGCATTTCCTCAATGACTCTTACCTTATTTGAATAATCACCGAGTGGTCCAGCGGCAATAAGGTCAGCATCAAGTTGATTGAGGATTCTAGTCCTATTTGATTGACGTACATTGGACAGCATGGACTCAATTGCCGAGGAAATCTTTTCGTTATCTCCATACTCACTTTGCATATCGCTGAGTAGCGCAATCGCCCTTTGCGCATCAACTACGCCCCCTTCAAATTCCGTACCATTCATGAACGCTTCGTAGATACGATTGATTCTTAGGGTTGCAAACTCCTGCGCAATATTCGCAATAGATGAGGCAAGCGAAGATCCGCCAGTAATAGCCCTACCGAACTGCCCCATAATTGCCATACTACGCTCCTTGGTTCATTAGTTGCTCTGGGGTCTGGGCTGCCGCGCCCTCACCCATGTTCTCTGGCTGAGATTCTGCCGCTCCTGGCGGAAGAAGACCTGGCTCGTTAAGCGACTCGCTGCCCATAGGAGATGGGTTTTGCCCTCGCATAGCCTCCATCGCCGCAGACTGCTGCATGCCAAACTGAGAAGCAGCGCTCTGTGGCGGCTGCATCCCAAGTTGCTGGAACGATGAGATGACGTTTGCCATTGTCGCAACTGCCGCTGGGTTAATGGTTGCGTCTGTCTGCTCGTCTCGGATAACATCCTTCTCGTTATTAGGATCATCAACACCGACGCGATCCATTGCGCGTTCCGCAGACCAGATACGATTTTGAACAAGGCTAATTGCAGTATTCGCAAGTTCAAGTGTATCTCGCGGTGTCAACTCTGGAGGAGTAATCTCAAGTCGGTATTCCCTGCCGATAATCATGCGGACATCTGAATTATTGTACGACCATACCTTTGCCGCCATCTTCCACACATCCTTGATCCACTTGTAGAACAACTTCCTCTTTGCCGCAATGCGCTGCTCATAGTTTGCAATCAAGGATGCGATAGCCTTTGACGAGCCAAGAACGCTTGATGGGGCAACGCCCAGCAGCAGATCGTTCAACCCAGACACGACGGCAAGTTCTCGGTCAATGCGTTGATTGTACTGCTCAATCTGAATATTTGGGAGGAACGGCTGGATTGCCTCAATTCGGTTTCCAGCACCAGGCGCTGCGATGCGTCCTGGCTTTGGTACGGCATTTGACGGGACCTCCTCTGGTGCGTCCTGTCCAACCAACTGGAACATCTGACCGCCAACAATTTGCTGAATGAATTGCGCTTGATTTGTAATACGCTCATCCTTCTCACGCAATAGTTGCTCAACATCGTAGAGTTCTGGCTTTCCATACGGAGACCCAGGGATCCTTGAGTTGATTAGTGGGATATACGGGAGTTCGCCTTCGTACTCTGGATGCTCTTTCTCCATGACCAGTTTGTTCCCGACAAAGACGCAGTTATATACAGTTTCTTTGCCCTTGCCGTCACTCTTCTTGTACCAGTAGTCATACACCGATACCTGCATTCTTTCGTATGCTGTATCGCGTCGGTCAACTGTTCGCTCTGCGCTCGCTGCCCATGCAGTCATGAGCGGATCGCTATGGTCTCCAGAATTAACGTATGGGTAGTACTCGTTTCCATCCTTTACGGGTACAATGTCAACCCCAAACTCTTCCATTGCCTCACGGGGCGAGAGACCATAGTGATACAGCGCCCAATCAATCTCGGTATAGTCTGATGCTCCATAGCCGAGATAAAGATTTTCTGGAGATGCAATAACGTCAACGACTGGCATTCCGTCATCTTCGTCGTAGTACACTTTTGCGGCAGTATCTCCATAGAGAGCCTTGTAAAGAGCAGCGTCCTCCATGACGATATCCATCTCAGCCTCTTCCCACCATCGGAAGAAGAGTTTCTCTCTTGCAGCGGACTCTAGGCGGTCTTCTCGCTTTGATCCAGTCGGCACATAGTTGATGACTGGACGTACAGCCTGAAGTGTTGCTGGAATCGTGACATATGACGCGTGAGTGTTAACCGACACATGCACCCTGCCGCCAAGTCGCGCAGATGGATCTTCCGACCAGTGGTCAGCACCGCCAGCGGTTATTGTTCGTGGGTGAAAGAAGTTATCAAATCTCCTGAACAACTGCCTACGTCGGGCGTTCTCGGATTCAACCGATGCCTTACGCTCAAGGATTTCTTGAAACTTTTCGGCTACAGACTGATCGTTGGTTGTCTTGGCAAACTTTACAAACTTTTGGTCTGCATCACTGAGTTTCGGGGCAAACGCTTTTGCGGATGCAGATGATCCAGAGGTTACGGTCTGGATAAGTGCAGCACCACGCTTTGCGGTATCAAGCGTATTCGGATCGCTTGTCTGGAACGTAGGTACTTGTCGCGCCTTAGCCATTAGACCTCACCAAAGTAACTAAACTTAGCATCTTCCACTACCGTGCCAGCGGACCGAGCCGCGTGACGCACAGCCACAGCAAGTGCCATAACCGCATCCGTTTCCAGTTTCTTGTCATCAAGTTTATACCCCAACAGTTGTCTCCTAAGTTCTAGCCATATACCCCTCTTGGGGAACTTGATCATTTCTTTATCAATCATTGCCTTGAGGTCGGAGAGGATCTCAAGTTTCTTTGCCTTTGTACCAGAGAAGTCTACCTGTCTTAGAGGCTTAATGATACTTAACTCTTGCATAAACATTTTACCACCAAATCCAGTACTATCTACAATGGTGGTACAATGACTACCCTGATTATACAACAAGTGAGATTCACGAAGCATATTTACTAGGCTGGTAAGGGTTTGCCTTCCAGATTTCTTCCTTGTCCTGACCCCCCTGACGGCTGATCTGTTGGTATAGTCTAGCACAACAGACCATGTAGCATCGGATGCCACGGCTGGGTCGCAACCCTGAACGTACCTATGCGCCTTGGCTGGCTCTTCCTCATCAGTCATATTCGGGTCAAATGCCTTGTCAACCTGTTCGGCATTAAAGTACGCCTCCCTAGCCTCAATGAAGTATCCATCTATATTTTGTGGTATGAGGTATTCAACCTGTTGGCGTATGATAGAATCAAAGTTGTCCTGAGATAGACCATAGCCAATGTTATCCCTAGTGGACATACGGTAGGAGATGAACTGTTCGTCCCTGTTGGGGTTGTCTGGGTTGCCGAGTTCCCAGAGATCAGCGTAATCGTTAATTCCTTCGGTAGGAGTAGAGATAAAGTGAAGTTGCCCGCCAGTAGAAAGTCGTCGGAGGTTAAGGACTTCTTGGTAGATAACCATGAGGTGCTGATCAAAGGCAGCCTCGTCAAACGAAATCCCATTCATGTCCTTGCCGAGAAGTGCCTTGGCTTTATCCTGCGTCGTTCTAAAGTGGATGTTCGCCCCTCCGACCGCCTTGTTAAACTGAAACCAAAGGTACTCCCCTCGGTACTTCTTGTCCATTGTAACAATCTTGCCAAGTTCTTGCATCAGCGGAGCCTTGCGACCCTTTTGCGCTGGATGGATTCCTTGCGTAATCATAGACAACTCGCGGTAGACAAGTTCCGCCGTTTCCTGTTGAATACCAATATGATACCACTCGTATGGCTCCTTGAGCCAGCGGAGCGCATCATCCTTGTCGCCAGGATTCGGAGGCTTAATTCCCAGTTTGTAGAAGGCAGAGTGGAATATCACGAGTGCCATTGCAAGTGTCTTGCCAGCGCGATTGCCAGCGCTTACAACAGTCGTTAGGTATTTTGGAGACCATCCGTTGTCTGCTCGCTCAACACATGCAAGCGCCCACCGTTGCTGTCCAGGATTCATTCTGATGCCGAGAAATCTTTCGGCAAAGAATACTGGATCTTGGCGACCAGCCTGAAGATCTTCTAGGAGATTAGGCACTCCTGCTCTTATTCCTTGCGGAGATGGCTGCAGCCTTTCTCTTTGCGTCAGCCTTGCTGCTTGCGCCCCATGCGCGAAGACTCAGTAGCAGACGAGTCGGGCGACCCTTGGCGTCGTACTCTGGTCCAGGCATTCCGCCCATACGGGCTAGGAATGATGCGCGTCGTGGATTATCTCCAGACTTGACTGGAGCCTTTAGCGTGCCGCCCTTGTACGATGCACGTCCCTTGGCATTTAGTCCGCCTGCTGGGTTCTTACCTTCTTTGCGAGTCCATGCGGGTGTCTTAGGCATTGCAACCTACCTTATGCCTCCATATGAAATTAGTTGAAGCACGCGCTCCACTAAACACCTTAGATAGTACACGTTCTGCCTCCTTCATCGTATCAATCTTTCTCTTGCAAACAGCGCACTGTTTGGGAGTCCAGAAGACTTGACTAGGCTTTCCGCTTGCGAGTTTTGCTGGTTTCTTTGCTGCCATCTACATCCTCAGTAAATTCTGGCATTGGGAGAACTTCTGCCAGCGGAACCGACAACGAGTCTGCTCCGCGCTCAGATTCGACATCCCAGATGCTGTCAACAATATCAAATGCAATAGATCCAAGAGAAGACTCTAGTTGATTGACTAGTCTTTCAACTCCAGCGTAGTGCAGATGAATCAACTCATGGGCAACAATGCGTCGTTGGCTTTCTGGCTTCTCCTTCCAGAAATCCTCAGACAGCCTAATCGTAGCCTGCCAAAGGTTTGTTGATGCTTCAACGTCAGCGTACGCATCATCTGGCGGAAGATTGTCTGACACAACAATCGTCCACTGCTTTAGATTCAGACGTTCGGCAGCGTCGGCAATATAAGCCTTAGCCTTGTCCCTCTTGGTCATTTGCCCTCCTTAAGGATTACTTCTTGTTAAGTTCCTTAAGAACAGCCTGCACAATCGTAGCAACTGCTGCAGCACTAAGTGCGCCAGCCGCAGCGCCACGTCGTCCAGCACGCGTTACAGGTCCAGATGACCTAATCTTAGAAGCCTCTCTCATATATCGTTCAGTTGGATAATCAAACGATCCAAGACGTGCATTCCTCTTTGCAGTAACCTTTGAAATTTCCTTACCAGAAAGACCAGCCTTCTTTGCTGCGGAGATGTTTGCCCTATCCATATCCTTAAACGTCATCGGCTTATTTGATTTCATCTCGCCCCGAATACGCTTTGCAACTGCCATCTTTGCTTCATCCACGCGAGGCATTCCCTGATATGCCAGCCTATACATGTCCTTAGCAGAATTCTTTACAGCAGTCCCATATTCGTTATTAAGGGTGGTTGCATGGTATGCAACAGCGTTAGCAACATCCTTCTTTACAGCGGCATTAGTTCTTGCCCTTGCAATTCCCCTGCCAGCGACAGCGCCAGCGGCTCCAGCAAGTGCTACGAGACGAGGATCAATATTCCCATCCTTACGACGACGTGTCAAATTACGCTTTGCCTTCTTAACCATTTTTCTTGTCCTTTCCGCCAGCAAGGTGCTGAGCAAACAACGATGCGATTCCCAATACTCCACTTACTCGTGCCATACCCTTCATTGCCCGACCGCGAGCAATGTGCGCAATTCCAGCCTCGGCATTACGCTTCATAGCAGTTGCGTGACCACCAGACCTACGTGCGAAACTCTTTGATTCTCCACGCAATACTTCCTGCTTCTTGCGAAGTTCGGCAGCCTGGGCAAGCGCTAGATTGCTTGGATCATTCTTCATAAGTTTGCGCTCTGATGCATGCATGCCAAGATATAGCCTGCTTCTAATGCCAGTGCGCTTTGTAAAGTTTTTATTCTCTGCATGTGAAAGAATTGTTCTCTGTCCGCCCCAAAGACTTTGAGATTGTCGGTGAAGTCTTTTAGCCTCTTGAGTCAGTGGAGCCTTTTTTGCTTTCGCAGCCCGAGCCTTGGCAATTGCAACGGCAGCCTTCTTGCCTTCTCTGCGCGCACCCTCTCGCGCAACAATTCCAGCAACAGTTTCCTTACTGCGAAGAACTTTCTTATATGGACTCATCGGTTGAAATTTGCTCAAACGTGCAACTGATACACGACGCTTCTTAGGAGCCATCTGCAATCTCCATTACTACTTCTTTTGCAGTCCCTTCAATGACTGCTACACCGCCAAGAACTTGTGCCAACATAATTGTGAGGTCGCGGTCGGTAGACTTTTCGTTCCGCCGATCAATGATCTCCTGCGCCCTCAGACCCTCTGATAGCGTGGGCATGATTATACCATCCTCAAGCATTAGGTTGACTTGATTGCGAACAAGGGTCGCTAGGTCGCCGTCCGCCTTGAGCGTCTTCTGCTGGTTCTTAAGAACCTTGACCGCCTCAGCCCGAGCCTTCTCGTGCTTTTCCATGAGGTGGTCGCGCTTGTGCCTGCCGATTGTTACACGGCTGATGTAGGCTCCGTTCTCCTTGAGCCACTCTGAGATCCGTAGATCGGGCACGCCCTCTTTGATCTTCTTGTTGATGCTTTCTACAAGTGGAGATCGGCAAGCGTGACAGCCCGTGAGGACTGGGGCTAGTTCAGCCATTTTTCACGATGATGCAGCGGGCAGCAGGTGCATCCCCCTTGCTTGAGGCAATAGCCTTGAGTTCTTTCTCCGTGACAACGACAGCAAATTTCTCTTTGCCAACACCAGTAAACGTAGGATCTGCAAATTGGAAGCCATGATCCGCACACCAAGATGCAGCGACCATGTGCCCATAGGTTGCTCGCGGATGACGACCGACGTACCTCTTGTGCCACGCGCTAATTGCTTGCGGAGGATAGTTCTTGGCTGCGTCTACGTTGATAACAATGGCAGCGCCATTTCGCAGACTATCAACGACATCTTGCCAGTCTCTAGCCCACCTGCCCTTAGCGCCAAGCACCTTGACGATCTTGATGATCTCTGCCATTGATGTGGCATTGTCTGGAACTCCTGGTAGGTCTGGTCGTCCAGTTGCCACAACCTTTGCATCAATGCCTTGCTTTGCCGTAATATCAACTCCGAGTACCCACGACGCTGCGCATGCAGATGATGACGGTCCGCAGTCGTCTAGAATGCCGCCTTTTTCAACATATGGAAGTTGGGATCTAATCTTTAATTTCATACGTTTCCTGCTCCAGTTGATGGAAATGCTCTTTTGCTATCTTGTACAAATCCCCAGATGACACGAACTGCCCCCTGCCCTCCAGCGCCTTCTGCTGAAGCCGTAGATGAGTCGGCTCCAGAACCGCCACCGCCATACAGTTTCCCACTTCCGCCAGATCCTGCGCCGCCTGGACCGCCATCGTTTGTTACAGTTGAGGCAATTCCGTTTGATCCCTGCCCCAGAAGACCAACGCCGCCTCCACTTCCAGTTCCTGTACTCTCTGACGTTCCTCCGCCAGCCCCTCCTCCGCCAGCGCCATCAGTTGGACCGTTTGATCCGCTCCATGGATTCGGAGCAATTCCACCTTTTCCACCATTACCAGCATATCCGCCAGCGCCGCCACCTCCACTCCCATCAGTTGTTCCAATTCCCCCAGCGCCGCCAGTTCCTCCGCCATCTCCAACATATGATCCTCCAGCCGATGCGGTGGCTCCTTTTCCACTAACAGTTGTATTTGCAGAGAACCAACTTTCTGAACCGTTGCTTGCCGCTACTGCTGCGTTAGCGCCTCCACCAGTTCCAACTGATAGTGATATAGATGCAAGAGGAGTTACAGCCAAATTGTTTTTATAGCCAAGTCCGCCGCCTCCTCCTCCATTTCCGCCTCCAGTAGTATATCCTCCGCCACCTCCGCCGCCAACGCAAACAACAGAAACAGAAAATACGCGTGCTGGAACTGTAAACGTACCTGATCCCGTTGTTGTAAATTCCTGCTGCCCCTGAGGTCTAACTTGCGATGCGGCTATCCCAATCATTAGTTTGTGATGTCTCCAAATGCGACCCACACCCCAGGAGTGACGTTTGCTGCGGTTCTCTTTACTAGAGTCGCCGCAGACCATTGAGCGCGAAGTTTGAGACCTGGGGTCGCATTTACCGTTACTGAAGATCCAGCAATAGTGACCTGACCAGTGTTGGTCTGAAGAATATGAATCTGAGATCCAGCCGCTAGGCTGTTAAGACCAGTTCCAACTGTCACGGTTGTTGCCGACGTTGAACTAACTTCAACCATCTTGCCAGCGTCAGACGTTGCAAGGGTATAACTTGCTGTCTGAGGATTGAGTGTAAGGAGAATAGATTGAGTTGCTGGAACCCACGAAGACCCGTCCCATTGTGCAACCTGACCAGTAGCGGCACCGCTTTGCGTTAGTGCAGAAAGAGCGTGCGTATGCGACGTTGCAGCCTTCCCATCAATTTGCGTTTGAATTGCGGACGTTACGCCATCAAGATATCCAATTTCTGTGTCAGACACATTCGCCACTCTTGTCTGAGTAATTGACGTATCAATTGATATAACTCCTGGAGTTGCTTCTTGCAGACCGTTTCCAGCAGATACTGCCTTTCCTGCGTTAAACGGTGTGTACGTTACGCCAGATGTTCCGATGACAATTGGATTATCAGATGACGTATTGATGAATCCGTATCCTTCGTTCGTTCCCTGAAGAACGAGGCAGAAGTCTCCGTACGCCAACTCTCCGCTTGGGCTGTTGTCGGAATCTGTTGCGCGGGTTAGCACCCAGTTTGTTGACCCAGATCCGATATTAGTTACTGTGTATATGCCGTTCTGTAGACTTGTAGTTTGATTCTTTACAAGCACCCTGTTGCCGACGGTGGCAGACACGCCATCAATTGTAAGCGCAGCCTGAGTCCCATTATTTGTAAGTGTTGCGCCAACTCCAGATGTTCCGTTGCTGTACGTCGCGCTGAGATCTGCAGTCGTTGCAATATCAACAGCCTGATGGAAGTTGATGTTTGATATTACGTTATCAACATATTGCTTTGTCGCCGCGTGTAGGTCGTTGGTCGGATTGGCGTTTAGCGTCAACGCGCCAGTCATAGTTGAGCCAGACTTCGCTACGATGCCAGCACTATCAATCGTCTTATTTCTCCATTGATTGCCAGACCCAGAGACGTATTGGATAATATCTCCGTCTGCCAGTGACGAGATGCTTACGTCATGAAGTTCCGCGATTTCGTATCCGTTCTGAACCTTGACGAAGATTTCTCCCGTGTTGGCGTTTTTCTTCGTAACCACTCCAAGGTATACGCTGTGTGCTGGCTCTGATGGCGGCGACCCAAACACAAACTTCCCAGCAGTGCTGGATAGCCAGACAGCCTGACCTTCTGCTGCCGCAGCACTAGTATCAATACCAGAAAGAATTCCTTCCGTAATGACGTATCCGAATGCATTTGACGAAAGGCTCTGCTCAAGCAACCCAAGAGTCTTGCTAGACGTTGATTCATTGTCTGCATCTGCAAACGAAACGATAGGATTTGTCCCATCCGCGCTTGAAATGTAGACAACATCTCCCTTTACCTTTGCGGTAGTGTCATTCTTAACATACTGATGAACAATAGTTGCTTCTGCATTTAAATGGTTGTGGTCTCCAGCAGCAACTGTACCATTTGTCGTTCCAACACTGATCCCAATGTTCGCGGCAGTTGACGTACCGCTATTTGTAATAGGCGACGTAACCGACACAACGCCACTTGGACCAGTCGCACCCGTTGCGCCAGTCGCGCCCGTTGCTCCAGTGGCACCAGTTGCGCCAGTCGGACCCTGCGGTCCGACAATCGGTCCAACATCTTGCCAAGAAGAGCCTTGCCAAATGTAAAGATGACCGTTTGCGCTAACAATATAGCCATCTCCAGTGGTATTCCCAGATGCAGGGAGATCTCCACTGGTAGCAACAGTTCCCTTAATGTCCAATCCCGCACCAGTATCCCCCTTATCTCCCTTCTCAAGAACGAGATTGAGAACCTGTGCTGGAGATGTTCCAGTAATTGTCGCAGAGGGGCTAGATCCAGACGAAACAGTTCCGATAGAAAGAACGTTTGACGGTCCTACTGCTCCCTGCACACCGCGGGGAATCTTAAAGTCAAACACCGCAGCCGATGATGTGCCGACATTTGTTACATCTGCGTTTACTCCTGGGTCAACCGTCGTGGTTGTTCCTGCTGCGATAGTTGCAGCAGCGCCTGGATAGCCATCATATCCTCTTGGACCCTGTGCGCCAGTTGCTCCAGTAGCCCCAGTAGCCCCAGTAGCGCCTGTTGCGCCAGTTGCCCCAGTAGCGCCAGTAGCACCAGTATCGCCACGAGGAATTGTGAAGTTAAATACCGCGTTGCTGGTCGTTCCGCTATTGGTTACAGACGCGTTTGTGCCAGCCGCACCAGTAGTCGTGGTTCCAACCTGAATGGTATTCGTCGTCGGCAGACCATTTGCGTACAACCAGTCAATCCTTGCGTTAAGATCCGCGTCTTCATTTGTTGAGATCCATGTATACGCAGGATCCGAGTGTGTTACCTCAGTGACAAACTCATCATAGTATGCGTCTGGAATCGTGAATACGGTTCCAGCAGGACCCTTTAGGTATAGATCATTCCAAAGAATGTCAATTGCCTTGTTAACTGTAAACTTAGCCATTAATTCTTCTTCTTGTTATCTAGCGTATCAAGGAAATTCAACGCCATTGTTGCGATGTTGATCATTCCAAGACCCTTTGCAACCTTTCGTACGGCTGGAGTCATTCGCTTATCGCCCTTGATCATCTTTGTAATTTGTGTCTTCTTGAATCCAGCCTCATGCAGACGCTCAATCGTCCTAAACGCCTTGCGCTCTTTCGGATCCTTGAGATCAGCAAGCGCGGCATCTCGGATTGAGAACGGTCGCTCAACCTTCTTCTTCGGAACAGCCATTTCTCGCTCGCGATTGATACGCTGAGCCTTGCGAATTTGACGTGCGCTCGGCAAATCAGCCTCTGATGGCTTCTCTCCCTTCACAACTGCCTTCGCAACGCGGGTGGCAGCCTCATCAGACATGATTTTGACGCGCTTTGCAGGCTCAGCCTTAGGCGTTTGGCGCTTCCGCTCCTTACGATCCTCTGCCGCAATGTACCGTGCGCGCTGCTCATCACCAGTATCTCGGAGAACAGTGCGCCTTCCCTTTGTTGGCGCTGGCTCTGGCTTATCAGCGTACTTAGTGCGCAACTTCTCCCTGCGAATACGCGAACGAACACGTCGGACTAGAGCGAACTGGTCTCGGTCAGACGGTTCAAAGCCCATTGCTTCGGCTACTTCTCGTACAGTTGGGCTTCCAAGTTTGCCAAGAGCCTTCTTGATTGCCTCTTTACCCTTTCCTTCAGCGCGAAGTTTGTCACGGACGGCGTTGCGCTCTTTCTGGGACTTTTCGTAGGCAGCCATATACGCGTCCATTAGAGCGGCTTCTGTAAAGTTCCTGTTTCCAGTTTCTCCCTGCTTTGAAAGAACTCCCATTTTTTGCTTGAACTCTGTTTTTGCAGAAGGAATTCTCTTTTGCTTCTTTTCCTTAAAGCCATAAGGAGCACCAAGATCTAGACCGCCCTCAATTTGATTAAACAGATGCTTGAAACTAACTTTAACCCAACGAAGTCCAGACTTAGACACTTTGTCAGTTAGGAGTCCAGCACGATCTACTTCTTTATTCGTATACACAATCGGCTTACCACCAACGGTAGGAAACGTTCGCTTTTGATCTTCGGTAATAATAATTGTAATTGGATCTCCAAGACCGTCTTTTGACTTCTTGCTTCCTACTGGAACATTGAACACGTCGGTTTTGAATACTACGTTTTTAGGCATTCCTTTTCTTGGCGTTGTGTCCCTGTCTGGGCGTGATTCGCGAAGAGCCTGCGAAAGTGCTCGGTTGTACTTCTTCTTTCGGCTCTTGTTGCTGGTGTCCGCAGCCATAAGTTCATTGACGCGCTTCTGTACACCAGGGTCGCTTTCACCTTCCTTCCAATTGGCTTCCTGCGTAGTCCCCTGCTGTTGCTTTGTAACTGACGCAAGCGTTTCGGAAACCCTGGTCCTTGACTCTCCCTCAATCATGTCGCGACCGCGCTTGCTTACTGGCTCGCTGACACCTTCAGCACCCTTGCTCTGTCGTCGTGCGCGATACTGGCGACCCTTGCGACCAGCCGTCTTCGTAGTAGTAATTTCTGCGCTGGGTGATCGCACTCCACGACCACTTGCCCAACTAGAGATAACCTTCGCAGCCTCGTCTCCTCCGCGACCACCAGTGGTTCGGCTTGTAACGCCACGGACAACACCGATTGCCATCTCGCCGTCAAGTCCTTTAGGAATTGCATCAAGAACAATCTTTGCCTTCTGAGCGTAGGTAAGCGTCTTCCATGAATCACCAGCCTGTGCGGTGGCTTCGCGCCATACGCGCTTGACAAGAAGTTCTCCTTGGTCGCGAGTCTTTGCCTTCTTGGTTGCGCCCTGTAGATCATTGCGCTTAACCTTGCCTTGACCGCCTTCGCCGCCGCCAGTAATCTCTACCTTCGGATTGACTCGCTTTGGGGTTCTGCGCTTTCCCGAAGGAGTGACCGTAGATGGTCCAAACCCTTCTGACTTTCGGCTTGCGTCCTCAACTGCGCGAGCATAGGACTTTCCAGATGCACGCAACTTATTGAATCGCTCCCTCCATGCCGCGTCATCCTTGTTTTGATCCCACAATGCTTGGATCTCTGCACCAGTTCGCTGCGCAACCTTCTTAGCCATTCTTCTTCTTCCCCTTGTTCTTCTTGCCGCCCTTTCGGTTGGCTACCTTAATGGCGATGGCGGTCGCCTGCTTCTTGCTGTACCCCTCTTGGATCAGGCGCTGTAGATTCTTCCCGATGTTTTCCTCGCCCTTATAGAGTGGCATTTTAGCACATCTCCTATTCTGCGTTCCCGAAGAGTTTGTACCATTGATCCTCAGTCAACTTGCCTTGAGAAGCCAGTGCCGTACCAGCGGAATTAATTGTGGGCAGGAACTTCTTCTTGTCGTTCATGTCTCGGTACATCATTGTCTTTGAAAGGTAGTCGTAGTAGGCTTGGTTATCAATGCCAAGCCCGTTTGCTGTCTGCTTTACGAAATACCCCTGAGAGATGAGATCATACATCTCCTGCGCCCTAGGATCCTGCGCGTTTGTCCTCCCATAGTAATTGGTATCTAGCCTCTCCAACTCCTGATATACATACGCTGAGTTGTTGAACCTGTTTGGGAACTTCTCATTGATTGCAAGATCCGCCGCAGTATCTCCAGCCATCTGCTGTGCTGACCCGTAGTAGTTATCCTGACCAACAATACCAGAGATCCCTGGAGCAATATCATGGAGTGTTGGGATATCAATCCAGTTTGTACTCAGCGGATCATTTCCAAACGCAACGTTTAGAAACTGTTCTCCCATCTGCAACATATTGCTTACTCCAGCGATGGTAGACCCAGTAGCCCAGCCAATTCCAGCGCCAGCGAGGGTTCCAGGTCCAGGTATTACTGATCCGATTGCTGCTCCTCCGACAGCAAATGCGCCAGCAATTTGAACGTCCTTAGCGGCATAGTCCGCAAGAGACACCGCACCAGTTCCAGCAGTTGACCCCTTTAGAAATGCCTCCGCAGCAACCTTGGCAACATCGTCTGGATATCCATTGCTCTTGTACCAATCTTCAATATCCTTAACGTTTATATCGCCAGTCCCTTGCAGTAGTGGGGCAAGGATCAGTGCCATGGTCGTCGCTCGTCCCAATCTTGCGCCCTTGCTAATTCCCTTTGGGGGTAGGAATGACTTTAGCAATGGCTTCCCAGGAGTTTGTAGCGGGGCAAATGGATTTGCTTTACCCCATCCCCTTGCCTCTGCAGCAAGTGGTCCAAGGAACGACGTTGATCTACCTACCCTTGCATCAAATGCGTTGATCCCGCCCTTAAACCCAATTGGCTTTACAGATGCGACTTTTGGCGAACGCGGAGCCTTAGGTGCTGCGGGTGTCGTGGAGGGATCTGGAATCGGAATCGGCGGCGCGGCGGTTGGCTTTGGCGTGGTCGCTGCTCTTCGGATTGGGGTCGCCCGCTCAACCGCTGGGGTCGCTGGTGTTGCCGATGTCCTGCGAATTGGACGCTGGGCATTGACGGAGGAAGGCGTGGCGGCGCCCCCCTCCGTCAAATTGAGAGCGTTCCGCTGTACCAATCTAGCCATATTTTTGTACTCCCGCCACTTATATAGGGACCGATATTTCTTATTTAGACTTATTCTTATCCCTAACAGGGTCCATTATACACCATTTCTAACGGGGAAATTTTTTTATAAATAAGTCTTACACTATATGCATGGGTCTTATTAATCCCCTCTAAGGCTACTTCCACGGTCAAACGGAAGGCTTGCAATTGATAAGGCTTATGAACAGTCTGTTAACCCTGTCATTTGCCCTGCCGCAGACCCCCGCCGCCTTATCAGAGGGGGTGTTCAGTGCGGAATTGAGATCAGGTGTACCACCCGCCCGCCGCCAGCACAAACGCTCACGCCCGACCCCCCGTGGAAATCTCGCGCCTGCGCATGCGCAGATGTGCGCACGCGTAGGCACGCCCGAGGATTGGCTAACACCCCTGCCCTCGTGCGCACGCCCGCGCCTGCCCGCCCGCCCGCGCACGCGGTGAACCCCTCACGCGTATGTGCGCAGGCACCCGCCCGCCTTGAGTCCCGATGTTGACGGATTCCAGATTTCCCTTCAGTCTCTTTGTAGCGGAGCGGTATGCCCTGCACGGGGTGTGCAGGGCGCTCCGCACAGCGCGCTGTGCGCTGTGCGCCCGCGCCGCAAGCGTGCGTAGGCACGAGGAGGTTCGCGTGAGCGAGCAGGAGAAACTGGCACAGGTGATCGCGGCTGCGGTCGCAGAGGCGATCGCGAAGGCACAGGCGCAGACGGCTGCGCCCGCGCCCGACAAGCCGAAGGGCAAGCGGAAGGGCAAGACCGCGCCCGCAGGCACAGGCACGCTTGAGCGTGGCGGAGCGAAGTTCACGTTCACGCTCGTGCAGGCAGGCATCCGTGGGGGCGCGTACGACAAGTACTCCGTCCGCGTGGAGCGCAACGGGCGCACGCACGAGCGCGGCTGGAAGATTCCCGCAGGCGTGAGCGTGAGCGAGTACGCGACGGCGAAGCGGCTTGACCTCATCGCGGGTCTGACCGCCAAGTACTTCGCGTAGGCATACGAGCGTACGCGGTACGCAGGACTACGCTCAACCCTTCGGGGTTGGGCGTACCCTCCTGCCCCTACGTGGGGGCAGAGGGGTGCGCCCCAACGCACTAGCGTTGGCGTACCAGTAGTGGAGGTCGCGTATGGGCGATCAAGTGGAAGGCGTAGCGGAGCCATCGGCAGAGCCGATAGCGATCACTACGCGGAAGGGCGAGAAGCCTTTCCCAAGCGTGGACTGCCCTCGCTGTGGCGTGAAGGCGCATTGGCAGGGTGTTCCGTTCTATCGTGCGGAAGGGCATCTGCTCATCACCTACGCGTGCGTAGAGGATGATGGGTGTGGCTCCGTGGGTTCCCGCCCCTTGCGGGAAGGTCAAGCGTAGGAGGGGTTATGTACGGGAGTACGATTCCTACGAGCGAATGCGGGTTCCCCATTCGGAGGGGAGTGCATAGCGTGCCGTGCGGCAAGCGTGCAACGCTCGTGTTCGTTCGTGTTGCCGATGGCGGCAAGGTCAAGCGGATGTGGGCGTGGTGGTGCGATTGGCACGAAGACCACTATCGCAAGCATCTCGCGTATGTAGGCAAGTAGGAGGTATCGTATGAGCAACCGAATCCGTCCGTGTGCAGCAGGCGGCTGCGAGAACTTTGGGTATGTCTGGATCACGCTCAAGACCAAGCGGAAGCGTGCGGTCGTATGTGCGAAGCACGCAACCTACCAGCGGTAGTATGCTGGGAGCCTGCCCTCCGCCGAGCGGGGGGTAGGCTCCTATGCTACGACCACAGGAGGGATTACTATAACGCGAAGAGGCTATCGTACACACCTAAGGCGTTGCTCCAATGGGCGAGGGAGAAGCGCAGGGCAGAGTATCTCGCCCTCGTAGAACTCAACGGAGGGTAGGATGTTATCGTCAGAGCATTACCACGCAGAGATTAGTTTCCCTGCGTGTATGCCAGAGTGGGAAGAGATCTTCACGAGTGCAACCGAAGCGGTCGGGGCACTCACGGAACATTGTGGGTGGAACGAGGAAGGCGAGGGCGTAGACCTCAAGGTCGTGCATAACGACCAAGACTTTCTCGTTGTCGCACGATGGAAGGGGAAGCCTAGCACCCTCAACTGCTATGCATACTCGTGCAACGAAGTCCGTTGCGCAAGCCGATTGGCAGAGATGGAGGACGCGTATGTCTGATCTAGTCTTGCGTTGGGTGTTCATTGGAGTAGCCACGTACTTCTTTGTGCATACGTTTATCTTCGTGGCACGACTGACTGGAGGATACTTCGGATGAATGTACCTGATACGCACAAGTTATCGGAAGAACAGATGAAGGAACTTGACCAATGCATCAAGCGTATGCGAGAGTTAGGCTGCATCGTCTTCGCGTACTCTCCCGAAGACACGTGGCAGGTAGCCACAAGACACGGGAGTGAAACGTGGGACGATAGGGTAGACCTAAAGGATCTATCTGGCTACGTGCAGGAGGACGACCAGATGTGGGAGTTGCTTGCGCAAGTGGTATTGGATTCATACGAACACGAGGTGGAGTATCACGATGACCCAGAAAGGGACGAGCGAATCCTCACCGCTCTGATTGATGGGGAGAAACTAGTGGACGAGGTAGTCTGATGTATGACGCATGGAGACGAGCGCATCTAGCGTACTTCCGCTTGGTCAAGTACAAGCGTGAGTGTCGTGAGTGGCTCAAGAGTAAGGAGAACTATGCACTAGCGCAGTCAAGCGGATGGCTCTCGGTCATCATTGACGAGGGCAATCCTGCGGGACTGCCAAAGCATACGGCTCAGGCGGTAATGGGCATTGATGATGCGACGAACAGCAGGTTCCTCGCACGATTCAACAAGGAGGTGCGTAATGGCTGACCGCAAGAC